CGCCGTATATCTTGTTGTTTGAGAATCCGTTTAGTGTAGCGATTGGGCTAGAAAAACTTACTGCACTTATTTTTCCATCCTTAATATCCTGGCGAGAGAAGTTGTCAATAACGTTTACGTTCAATCCAGCAGAGTCTTTGAATACCAGCTGAATCTCTTTTACTATGTCAGATCCGATATCAAAAGAAATATCTACGGTATTGTTAAAGTTGACCATTGACTTGTTGGAACCAGTCCCATAGTCGTACTGAAATTCTTTTGGAAAGAATGCCACCTCAGAGAAAGGAGCAAGCGAGCTGTACTCGTTGTTTTGATACTTATAGCGATAAGAGAAGTACAAGAACTTATCTGTGATATTATTGGTTTGTGAGTCTTCTTTTCTCAACGCAAGCGTAGGAGCCGCCAATGGTGGCTTTACAATTACGTTTATCTCTTCCTCTGTGAATGTATTGAAGCCATAGTTGGTCTTCGTGTCTATTCTGCGTGGCGGGTTGAGCCCGTCGGTCCAGAACAACAAGTCACTGATATAGTTTACACCGGTAATCAAGTACTGCGTGTTGAAATTAAGAACGTTCGCGGCACCGGCCCTTGTGTCCATCACAAGTACAGACGTCAATCCAGTTAGCTCGTTGTAAGAAGCGATGATGTTTCCACCAACGGCCTTTACAAACCAGAACACCAAGAACTCAGAAGGCACAGATATAGATCCGATCGTCTTTGCTCCGGCCAAAGAGAATGCAGAGCCAGAAAATGCAGTAGCTGCAGCAGCGAGTCCGCTCACCTTGGTATTGCCAAGCTCATTCGACAGCGCTCCAACGTCAGACCCCTCGGACGTGCCGACGGTTACGTTCATTGCATCTCTGTATTGTCCATCAGGGATCAGGCGCTCGTCCAGATCCTTGTTCATTATACCAGCTACTAGGCTTCTCTTTAATTCCATTACTTGATCCAGTTTCCTTGATTTCTCAATACCATCAAAATACGATTGGGCTTGATATTAGAAAGTCTGATCTTAGCGTTTCTAAGCATTGCAGACTTTTCTTCTCTCGCTCTACGTACAATGTACTCTTGCACTCCCACTTTGTTATTCAAGATAGCCCACTTGATGTAGCTATAAATAAAGTCTTCTGCCAACTTGTTTACCTTAACTGCATCGTCGTCGCCGTTCTCAAGACCATCAGAGATGTACTCAATCACGACAAGCCTGTTGCTCATTCCAGAGCTGAAGTTGATTACGCCAGAGGCCTTGTCAATTCTGAATGTTGGGTTAACGTTTGCAACCTCTGAGTTCAAGCCAAAGTATCCACCAAAGTTGTAGTTGAAGTACCAGTAGTCATCGATATTCCACCCCCACTTCCCGTTTGCCCATCCCTCGCCAGTAAACAATGTCTGTGGGTATCCTTGAATTCTCTTGATGTCAAGTTCAGACGTGCCTGTGATAACGCTACCGTTCTGATCGTATAACACCTGGTCATTAGAATCTTTCAAGTATGCCTGTGCGTAGTTGACGCTCATGTTCTCGCTGAGAGTAAACAGAGTGCCCTCTACTTCCATAGAGATCCTTGCGTAGTTAACGTAGTCTGGAGGAAGGACCAACTTGAGGTCTTCTCCAACGTTAAGCTCTAGCACCTTTACGTTTCTTGCCGCGTCGTAGTTCAGCTCCTGTATTGCACGCTTTGCGTGGAACAACACATTGTATCTCTTTGTAACGCCTATTAATTTATCGTCGCCAACATACATAAGCATGAAGTTGTTCACTATGTCAGACAGGCTGACATACTGGTACTCTCCACTGTTGTTGGGGTCCGAGTAGTATGCTTGATTAGTTATGTATGCCATTAGCTTTGCTTGGTTTGTTCAGAGTTGTCAGACCCGGTAGCGAATTGTACAACCTCTGCCTCGCGAATGTTAACACCAGAGTATGACAAAATCTTGTACACTAAGTCGTTTTGTGCGCTTTCCGGAAGCTCAAAGTCTTGATAGTCAACAGCTGACTGGTTGAATATAGGCGAGCCTGCCACGACAGTATATGTCCACTTAGGATCAACAGGGTAGCGAACATACAACGAGCTGACGCTGCTCTGGATGGTCGTTGGGTAAACCTTAATATCATTTCCTTTTTGATAATACGCTGGATAGGACACGCTCGGTGCAGTAATGTTTGAGTTCAACAAGTTCATTACTTTGTTCTGGGCCACAAATTCAATTTCTTTAGTACCGTATAATACAACGTTAATGTAATACCAATCACTAGGAAGGGCAAACGATTGATTAACGCCAGAGTACGATAGATTGCTAGATGTAGAAAATATATCAATTGTTTCTGCTATGTTTTTTTGAATGTCTGAATAACCGTCATTAGCCAACCTTCCATTTCTTTTATTCACCCAATTGGTGTAGTCGTAGAAGTACTGCTCAAATATCTCAAGCTGTGCTTGTTTGGCGAATAGGTTGAACTCTTCCGGTGTAATGTAACCGTTGTTATCCTTATTAAGGATAGCCATAACAGTATTTCTAACCGTGTTTATCATGTCATCACAAAGATAACAAAAAAAGGCCACCCCTTCCGAGATGGCCTTAGTTTTAAATAGTGTTAATGTTTACGCTACGGCAATTCCACTTACTGCGTATGGAAGATTAGATACGCTGTATGTAACATAAGTCCAAGAAGTCTGCAAGGCAGCAACTACGGCGTTTTGAATTGCATCACGCTCTGTCTCGTCTCCTGCACCAGCAGTAGCATGTGTAAGTGTAACCACTTTACCGCCACCGTAAGTGATGGTAACTGTAGTTGTAGAGGCTTGCTCAATCAAAATGATTCCGGTAGCCTGAACTAGCTGATTTTGTTCGCTAGTAACTGGGATGCTTAAAAATTTTTCCATACAACAAATATACATATAATTATGACAACTTATTCTGCACCATCTCTGCGATTGGCTTACCCTCTTCTGATTCAAAGAAGGTGCTCAATACAGAAACTGGGTCATCGCCAGGCTGGATGTTCATAAGCTTTCGCTTGTTTCCAGGCATGTTAAACCAAATCTCACGGTTGTTGTTTCTCATTGCAAACAGGCCAGCCGACAATGCCTTAGACGCCATTGCGGTATCCTCCAAGTCTGGATCGTTGATCATTTCTAAGAACTGAATTGGATAGTTTCTAGCATAAAGCAAGATGTCTCTCTTTAATTCTGGAGTGGTCATTGTATCTACAACACCACCATAGATCAAACGTCCTACAGACTCCATGGTCTCAAGGCTCATCTCTCTAGCGGCGATCTGTGCGTCAAGCTCAATGTTTAACTCTTCGATGTCTAGCGTGGCTTCTTTCTCTTGGTTCAATTCCTTAAACACGTCTCCATTCAATGGGTGCATGTCCAAGAACTTCCCTAGCATTGGGTTGCTTGCAGAAACAATTAAGTTGCCATCCTCGAATACGATTGGCTCAAGGATTGCCTTGTCGTCCTGTTCGTCTTCAAATACTGACTTCTGGTTTCTAGAATAACGCAACGCACGGTTGGTGGTTCCGTCAAAGTAGAGCAAAGAAAAACGTTTTGTGTTTCTTGATGGAAGAGTATAGCTCAACGGAGCTTTCTCTTTCGTAAGGACAAACACTCTGTCCTTGATTTGGTTAGTTGGATTTTTCATAATTTGATTTAATTAACGCTGCAAATATAAACAAAAAGGGTGAGTACAATTGTACCCACCCTCTTGTATAATCGGTTGTTACGATTAAGCGTATATAAACCTTCTGTCCATGTTAGGCCTATTTATTCTGTACTTGTGATAAAAAAAACTTTCTCCGGTATTGTCACATGCATCCTTCATACATCCATACACCATTCCAGTAATCAAGTCAATGACTGGCTTTTTCCTAGAGTTAGACATTTTAGCACATGTTTCTGCAGCTAATTTTTTTCCAGTCTTCACCGTAGATATATTTTTTCTATGCTCTTCAGAAAAAACAATACCAGTTCTCGCCTTGCTTATATTCATCCTTTGCTCTTCCGTTCTTTTCTTTCCTTTGTTACCATCAGATATCTTCTTTCTATACTCTTCGCTGCGATACATTCCAACAACCCCATCTCCGCCTATTGTCAAATTACACAGCGCCCCTCCGTCGCACTTCCTTTTATATTTCGCAATGAGGTATTTTTCTATCTCACAAGCCTCCGCCCATTCTATGTCAACATTCAGTACATCTACACTGTAACCATGTTTCTCTACTATAGCCTTCCAGTGAGCATTCCTGAATTTCTTTTGATACGCCCTCTTAATATCTAATCCTATGCCTACATAAAAAACCAAATGATTATCAAGCCTAGTGTGCGTATAAACAACTGCCATAATCAAATATAAATAAAAAGGGCGAGTACAATGTACCCGCCCCTTCTATTTGTTGATAACTTGTTATTAAGCCGTCTTAAAGAGGAAAAAATTGTTCGCGCCCAATGTGCACAATGCACGCTCAGACAAGAAGTTAACTCTCATTGCATCCAAATCGCTAGTAGAAGCACCACCGGCAGAACCAGTAATCCAAGTCTTGTAGCGACGGTTCTCAGTTTCGCTAGCGCGGTAACGAACGTGCAAGAAAGGACG